AGAGAGAGGGAAAGAGACCTTTCTCTTACTGTCTGATCTCTTTTATCTTGCAAGTCCCTAAGTTTTAATTGCAATTCTGCACGTTTAAGATCATTACCTTCGCGAGCGATTGAATTGTTTGCAGCAGCAATCGAAGCATTTTGTTTTGCAATCTGCATATCTGATTGCAATTTTTTAATGTCCCATCCTTTTTTCTCTAAATCAATCACTGCATTTGATTCAGCAAATTTTGCAGCAACAGCGGCTTTTTCTGCCTCTGATTTTTCTTTAGAGATTTTTGCGCCAGCAGTTTCAGTGGCAACAAAAGCTTCTGCCTCTTTTTGACGTGCTTCTGCCGTTTTAGCTGCAAGTGTTGGAGCCTGCAAAGCAGCTTCTCTTTGCTCTTGACCTGCCACCTTAGCAGCATCAAGCATTTCTTTGCCACCAGGCGTATTCATCACAAGCCTGTTGATAACTGACGAAGCCGATTGAGGATTGAACTTAACAAGTTGCAACCATGTACCAAGTGCATTTGCCTGCTCTTCGTCTCCAGAATTGCGTGCTGCATCAATCCTGCCTTGCATAAGGTTGACGGCAGCATCTGGATTTCCTGAATCAATTGCTGCAAGAGATTGAGCCGCAAGAGTCAAATACCCTTTATTTCTTGCCGCCTCTTGTGCTGCAATCTGTTGCTGTTGAAGTTTTAAAGCTTCTGCCTCCTGTCTTTGCCTTGCGAGTTCTCGCTGCTGCTGCATCTCTGCCATGCCAGCGCCGACCTTGAACCCGCCAAGAGCCGCCTCAAACGGACTCTGGACGTTGATGCTGTAATCAATTGGCTGAACCATCAGAAAATCCCCTTTCCGCCCATGGCTTGAGAGCCGTATTGCATGCCTAAAAACTGCATCGGCAAATTAAGTAAACCAGAATAAGCTTTAGCCTTTCCAAGTTCAGCACCAGCCTGCGCAGCGCCTTGTTGAGCCAATAAGCCGGAAATTCCTTCCCCAGTGCGCATTCCAGCAGCGCCTACACCAGCAGCAGATTGCTGACCCAATGCCGTGAAGCCACCAAGCTTTGAATAACGATCTTCGAGCTGCTGTGCAAGCATCTGCGGCCTGAACTGAGCCAGTGCGCCTTGGATGTCACCGCCACGCAAGCCGCCCGTGGCCGAGGCTCTCGCTAGCAATGCTTCCTCACCCTGCCTGGTCAATTCCTGGAACATGGGCGAGCCTTGCACCTGGGCAATTTGAGCGGCCTGTTCTTCAGGAGTAGTTAGTCCTAACATCGCTCGCTGCGCTTGCATTGCTGGAAGACCAGCCTCTACGTATGGTTTGAGCAGCTCTTGAAGCTTGTTGAATTGGCGCTGCTGTTCTTCAATGCCAGCCATCGAAGCCGCAGCCTGAGCCTCTGCTCCTTTTTCTGCTGCTCTGGCCTGCATCGCTCCGCCAAGCAATTGACTCCCGCCGACAACTAACCCGGATACTGGATCAGGCATTTTTAAATTCCCTCATGTAATCTTCGAATTTCTCGCCATACAAATCCATTACGTATGGTGCCATTTTTATAGCAATCTCTGGCCCGTGGCAAATCTGAACGGAGGCAAGAACCAAATCATAATAACCAGCACGCCAAACGAAAGACTTAGCATCTGCCTTGCCTTCTCGCTCAATCACATCAGACGCCTGCCACTTGAGCACCATCGTAGCCAGCAGTGGGGACAATGCATCCTGATTCAGTCTCCAAAACTGGTTCTGGTGCATTGCAACAAGCATATTCCAGATGGTCTTATCAAGCTCTTGGCGCGTCACTTCGTCGCCATCTGCAACGTCATCAAAAACCTGGATAGCCTGATAGATCATCAGCAGCCATTCAACGGCAGACGATGGCAACCCAAACGCCTTGCTCAGGTTGTCATGCAGCGATTGAATGGCGCTCATTGATTAATCTTCCTCTTGCTCTCGCTCTTCCCATGCCTGACATGATCGCAGGTCATGACAGATAAAGTCGAATTTGTCACAGTAGCCACGGAAGCCAGCATCAACATCCCATTCGTTCCATGGAATGCGATCCATCTTCACCTGGGTCATGACAGAATTATCGTAGTATTCGCAATTCGAACACCTACGCCGACGGGCTTCAGCCTCATCGACCTGCATGGCCTTGGCCAGCGCCATCCAGTAGGGTTTATTCGCCCCACGTTCGTTAGTTGGCTTCTCAGGGCCGAGCATCCAGTCATCAATGACCGTTTTGGTGTTCTTCTTGTTCTCTGCTGCCGTGATGAATGGCTCCTCGACTGGAAGCCCTCCGAAGCGAGAGACAAAAATCTTAGGTAGCTTTGCGCCTTCCATGTTCTTCCCTTTAGGTGATCTCGCGGCCGGAAATGCGCAGAGTGAGTGCCGTTGCTGCGCTGGCAATGGTGCTGATGAATGCGCCAGGATCAAGCTCGTGCCCAATCAACTCTGGACAATTGTACGTCTCGCCAGGGACAACGGTTCGATCATCAATGATAAGGTTTGCATTGGTCGCAGACCCGCCAGACTGGATGAGGTTGACGCTGAATGAGCGGTTAACCGTGTCAGTGTTGGTCACGGTCGCTTTGTCAATCAGCGCCTTGCAAAGCGTGGCAGTGTATTGCGTGGTATTGGTGGCCTCCATCTGTTTGGGGGCTACTAGAGTCTTAGGCGTAACTGTCATTATTGAATGCCTCCGATGTTGTTTGAGACGGTAAGAATGATTGATGGTATTCCAGGATGCGGGGCAACAGCTCCCGACGCCAATAACTGAACGCCTAGATTGCTGACAGAAAACATCAATTCCACATAGTCTCCATCCTTCAAGTCAAAAAAGTAATTCAGCGAAACAAAGACCTCAGCATTGTTACCTTGCACTCTCAATTGGCTAGCAGAATTTGTGACATCAACACCATTAAGCCTAAACCACAAATAGAAGTTTTCTGCTGTTGCAACCGTTGAATCTAGCTGAATGCTTGTCTGAAAATTGTAGATTCCATCTGTATCTACATAAACGCGAGAGCTAGGAGACCCAACATAAACGCCGTAGCTTAAGTCAGTGGTGTTGTAAGTTATGGCTGTTGCAGTATTAATTACTGCTGCAACTTGGGTCGTTGTATCGTAAAAAGATCCATACCTTGATCTTTTGAACTCCCGTGGAGGCGGGAGCATCTGCAGTCCCTCAACATCCTTCGAAACTTTGTCAATCAAAGTTAAAACGTGATTTGCCTTGTTCTCAATGAATGCTAGATCAATTGATGTTTGTTTCTGTAGGTTATCAATCTGTGAGAGCGCCTCCTCCGCCTTGATGTCGGCAACAGCGGCACCTATAGCAGAATCCTGGGCAAGTTTATGAACTGAATCCAGAGCAAGATTTGCATTAGCTGATGCACCACCAGCCTCAATTACCGCCCCTTCGGTGATGTCAATCAGCTCATTTGTCGTTCTGAAAAGGTTCTCGAACTGCTTAACCTTCTCATGGTCACTGAGAAACGATGCAAGCTGATCGCGCGTGAGACCTAGCTTTTTCATTGCCATCAGTTCACCAGCCCTTCAATTTGAGCCTCAAGCCTCACGAATGAGACATGCGCTTGACTGTCACCACGGAACCGCTGAATTCTCCAGTTCCTCATTGCGCCCTGCTGAAACCACACAAGCCGCTTTTTGGTGTCTCCGATGGTGCCAACTCTGATCGGACGATCTTGGCTCCAAGATAGCCCATCCAACGAATAGCTCGTTGTGATGATTGGATCGGCACCGAGAGCCACGCGGCCAGGCAGTGAGACAAGCTCAAGCCTGTGGAATATCGCTCCATTGCTCTCGTTGTATACGATCATGGTGCCAAACTCCCACCGCACAATCTGGCCCCAGTGCGTGCTAATGGTGTCGATAAGATAACCAACACTTGATGACTGAGGGTCTCCAACCAACCAGCGATCGTAGGCCCAGACCATGTTCTTAGCCCGATACTGGCTAAACCCATTCGTCGATGTGGTCAGCGTGAACCACACGGCTTGCTCTAGCTCTTGTGACGCCGCACCATCATAGACAATCGTGCGATCAGGCAGATGAATATATAGCTGCTGATGCGCTTTGTCGTTGCGAGCCTCTAGCTTGACCTCTGATAGTTCTGCCTCAGTGTAGTTCAGCAAAATATCGTCAATCTCTTGAGTGCTGATCTTCTGAGCCTGTGCGTTTGCTCCCAGATAGATTCCGGGAGCCTCGTTGCGCCCACTGCCAAGAAACGCAATCATCTCAAGATAGACGCAACACGCATGAGTGCCGATAACGCCTTTGGTAATCTGTGCGCCATCAATCCGAGAGAATGGAAAGAAGTCACCGCCGACATTGTCGAATACCTCAATAGTGTTACGGTTTAGCGCATAGACCTCATTCCGCAGCTTCAACACGGCAAGCAATGGATCAGGATCAACTTCAGAAGATCCATACTTCAGCGGGTTGACCTGGGTAGGGTCAGTCAGTTCCGTGACAACCAGGCTGGTGCCATCAGTCGTCATGAAGTAGCCATCGACGAAAACGACATCAAGAACAACGCCGAGGTCTGGGTCAGTAACTTGTGTCAATGTGGTGCCGTTCCAATAATACAAACGGCCACCTGATGCGATGGCTAAACGATCGAAGCTGTAATCAAGCGTGACTAGGCTATCAACAGGGCCTCCAACGTCACCTAGTACGGTCACAGTCCCATTGCTATCGACAGTCACAAGTTTTGTTCCCATGACGCGATAGCATGTGCCATTCCAATTGATCCCACCTCGATCAACCCCAGGCCCTGTTCCATTTGACACAATGCCATCAGCAGGCCGCAGGAATCCAGCACCGATGCCGCTATTCTTCGGCACTGGTACAAGGTTCACAGGGTAAGACGTGCGCAGGTCTGGCCCATTATCTGAATATATGCCGCTAAGGATTGGGATTTGCATTCAGGTCACCATTTCACGCGATTAGCCCACCATGCCGCACTCATCTTTCCTTTGGCGATGTTTCCAGCGTGGCGCGCCTTGAATGATTCGCGTCGCGCCTTATCCGCTGCGCTTTCACCCTCGCGCTTCGGTGAGCCGCTAACACCCTGCTGACCAAACCTAATCGTTTTAATCTGGTCTCCAGACTTCGCCACAACGACGTGAGACTTCGTTGGATGGCTTGGAGTGCGCTTGGGCTTGTTATAGCCTTCGACGCCAGCGCGCTTTAAGCGTGAATCTGTTTTCAAGATTGGCTCCAATCGCCCGGCACTTAGGCCGGGCTTTCCTCACTCAATGTGGATACATGTCAAGGATCATGTCTTTGATTTGATTGTCTGAAGCATCTTCAGGCAATGGCAAAGCATATGAACCCACCAATGTACCAATCGCATTTTCTACCGACGCAACCACATGTAAAACTTCGTCTGAGTAGGTCTTACTCTGAATTTTTACGAGAATCATGGCGCAGCGTATCCTTGAGCGTTGAAATAAACAGCACCGGCACCCGAGGCGGTCAGCGTGACCACTTCGAGAAGCGTGTTGGCAGTCCCTTTAAGCGGACTTGGGAAGGCAATGGTTGTCGTCGGTAGTCCACCAGTCGGGATTTTGGTTCGCCAAATCACAGTTCCCGCAGCGCCGTCACGGATCGCCAACTCAGTAGCCGTGGTCAGCGTTTCAGACATCACTTGAATGCTCGTGATGTAGTTCCGAATACCTGCACCGCCAGCCGTTTTGATCGTCACAGCCGTGGTCGTATTGACAATGCCCGATGCCGCAGCCGCGTAGAGCCACTCGCCTTCTGGGATGCTATATGGCTTTGTAACAGGGACACCGATCAGCGTACCAATTGCCTGCTGTTGCCGCGCAGTGGTGCCAGCCGTCGGGTTAGCAGATACGCCGACAATCGAGGTCAAAACAGGGCTTGGGACCGTCGTTGCATTGTTTGCTTGGACGCCTTGAACGCCAGCAGTAGTAACAGTGGTAACGGTACCGCCCTGGATAGCTACAGGAACAGCCGCAGCAAGATCACCAGACGGACGGGCAAGCAACTCCACACGCTCACGCTCATAATCAAACACTCGCAAGAACGAAACACGGATGTCGGTGCGCTTGATGACACCACCGCCGCAGTTCGTGGATCCGAAGTCAGCAGGCAGCGTCATGCTTCCAGCGTAGGGCAGAACCAAGAACAGCGAAGTCGTTGTGAGATTGGCGACTTTCCACGCTCCGTCGACGTTCAAAGACGCGCCAGTTGTGTTGTCCCGAACACCGACAAGATTCACCAAGTCTCCAAGTGACACGCCAGCCCAGTTGGTGTTACCTGTGACCAGCAATTGCCGAGTTCCATCCGCTAGCGTGGAGAGCGTGACGGCCTGAGCAACAACCGCATTGGCCCCCAGCGCAGACATCAGATTGCCGCCTTGGACTTTGGCGACATAGCCGCCATAGCTTGTGACAGTGCCTGCGGTACCAATAACGATAGTGAACGTCGTGGCATCAACAACAGAGGCAACTGCGGTGGCGGTAGTCAGGTTGGGGAACTCGGTAGCACCTTGCGCACGAATCCCGTACACAACAACAGGATCATTCGCAACCAGACCGTGAGGACGATCAGTCGTAATCGTTGCCGTCGTAGTGCCGGTCTTAACAGCCGAGACAATCTGAGCGTTAGGAACGGTCAGCGATTTGTTATTGGTGCAGCGAATCCGAACTTTGTATGTCGCGCTGGGGTCAGGACAAACTTGAGTGCGCAACAAGCGTGACGTGGTTTGCGCCACGGCATCAACCGCACCATCAGCCCACTGCGTCCTATCAGCCTGGACGAACAAACGATATTCGGTCGTCGGGCTGAATGCGTACTGGTAAGCAACGTTAACAAGCTGGACAGAGGCTGTAGTTCCAACAGTTACAGAGTGGTTACCTGCAATAGTTCCAGATGGCAGCGCATCGCCAGCCTCAGAGCGAATATACATGCTGGCTTGCGTAGCGGTCGCCTGCTCAAAAATTTGAGCAATTCCGTTCTGTGCACGCCCAAGCCGCTCGCGGAAGTACACAAATCCCTTTGCGCCCGCCGGGTTGGTGATCGTCTGAGATGCAATCGTTCCGCCAGGGCCAGCCGTAGCAGTGAATTGCGTTGGGCTGGGAACCGTTGCAACCACCAAAGCCGGGTAATTAGCCAGCAAGTTAGAGCAATCACGGATACCAATGCTTTTACCAACGCTAAGGCCGTGTGGAACAGCCGTCTCAACCGTTAGCGTTGTGGTGGCTTGGCTGATGCTACTAATTTCAATGTCTGACACATCTGGCAATGGCGCGCCTGTGTCAATCATCTCAAGAGAAAATTCCTGCCCGAGAGTGCGCTGAGACATGCTTGCGCCAATAGCGGCTTCAATTGGCAACGAAACTCGGCCAATTGACGTAATTGCAGTCTCAGTGCCAGCCGTTAGCGGATCTTTTGAGATGACAAGATATGAAGCAGCAGCAGCATTGCCGTCCACGTAGACAAGATCGCCAGATGCTTTGCTCTCCGTCCACCTCCCACCGTTAACCGGATCGTAAGCCTCGAAAGCCTCACGAAACTTGTTGGTCATATTCTGAGAGATTGAAGTAATCACCTCAGAATATGTGCCGTCTAACATATCGACATTGCGTCTTGCAACGTCGTTATAACTCTTGATGATGTCAGCCATTCTCACTCCCCCGGAGAATTAAAGTTAAGAAATACGGTACCACGAATTAGTGGACTGTACGAAGCGCACTCTAAAAAATGCGTTAGCTGCGAGCGTCGTAGGCGCTCCGAATGCTGCGGTTGCGCCATTCAGCGACAGCGTGAACGTGGTGATAATCTGAGTCGTCGTGACTAGAATTTCAGTGCCGTCAGGAGTTGTCGTGTTCAGTGGCAACGTTACCGTCCCAGAGGCCAGAGTTCCTGCAGGCTGGATAAGAATCCATTGAGGGCCGGTAGGCGTAGGCACTGCAATGTTGAACCCGGTGCCAGGCGTATAAACGTTCGTGGCTACCGTAGGGCTTGCAAAAGTCTGCTCAAAGTAATCGAGCAATGTGCCAATAGAAACGCGCCGAGCATCGCCGTTGTTCGGGCTGTAGACGGGCAATTGCTCACCCGATGAAATGCTGGACATCAACGGTAATTGATTGATCTGAGCCATATTTACCCCTCAATTGAATTCTAGTGGCCCATCAGGGCCAACGGTAACCGGATCGACTGGCGGACGAATGAATGGGCCATCGTACACGCGCCACGGCTTGTTCCCGGCTCCAGAAGGCAACGATCCTGGGAGCTGCTGCTGTGGTGGCACAGTGGCACGCTGCAACAATACGTCATAGCCCTGCTTAGCCGACGCCTTGGTCTCGATTGCGACTTGCTTTCCATAGCTCGGTGCAAGCCGAATGGCAAGGTTAAGAATTACAGCTTCATTCGCAGCGTCAGGAACGTTTGATTCCTCGTCAAGGTCGCTATCTTGCGGGCTGGATGGCAACGGGTAGCCTAGGCGAATGCCCTTACCGTTCCATTCAGCCATCAACGCATCAAGCCGACGAAGGGCCGATTGGAGCTGCTCAGGCTGCAGGTCAAACACGTATGACGCCAGCCCGATTTCTTCCAGTGCTGCAGTCACGAACTGGCGCTTTGTGTATCCCATCACTTGCCCCCGATGGCTTCTTCAATACGTTTCAATAACAGCGCGTCGGTGGTTCTACCGTCAAACTTGATCCCAAGTTCACGGGCTTTCAATTCCAACTCCTCGCGCGTCACTGGTGAATCATCCACTGATTCCGTGGAATCGTCCACAGATTTTGATGGATTCAGGAATGCATCCACGGCCTTGACAAGGCTTTCACTCCATCCATCGGCCAGAAGCTTCTCAAGTTCTTTTGAGTCTTTAGCGACGGCAGAACTATATGTGGTTCCAGTTGGCCCGAAATTAGCTCCTGGGCAACGATAGACAAAAACAGGGAACTCCATCACTTGCCCTTTTTCACTGTCTTAGCCGCAGCTTTAAACGCTGCAGCAGTAGGCGCACCTTTGCTGCCAGGCTTACGCATACGTTCTTTAGAGCCTGCTTCAATTCGCTCACGCTTTGCATGAATGTTTGCATACAGGCCTTTTTTCATTTCTTTGGAGCCTTACTAGGCTTACCTGCCTTTTTTGCTGCAGTGCGAGCAGTTGAGAGCGCAATCGCCACAGCTTGTTTTTGTGGCTTACCAGCCTTCATTTCCTTAGAAATGTTGGAGCTGATTGTCTTCTGGCTATAACCTTTTTTGAGCGGCATTTCACTTGCTCCGATAAGAAGCCCGAGGATCGCTCCCCGGGCCAGGTTTACAGCTTAGGCAATACGATAAACAACAAACGTATCAGCAGCGGTCTTGCGCACGCGGAAGCGAGCAGGAGCGCCAGCGGTGCCAGCGGTTGCAGGTGCGCCAACGATGGTCACGCCAGTGTTGACGGTGATCGTCAGAGCAAAAGCAGCCAGGGTCACAACAGAGAAGTCGAAGCTATCACCAATTGCAAACTCGGAAGCCGCATCAAGAGCAGCGCCGGTGGGCAATTGAATGTTGCGACCAGCGGTAGGCGTAGCAGTCACAATGCCGCTCAAAAGAGCAGCAGGAGTGAAGGCCATGGAACCGCCGTCAGCGATGTTGGTAGGATCGCCCTGCACTTGAGCATTCAGACGAAGCTGTTGCACTTGGGGGGAGGTACCGACTTCATAATAAACAGGCTGGCTTCCGGTCGATTCAACAACGATGGTGGCGCCAGAAGAATAGGAACCGAAAACGGTTTGACCATTCTTGACTGTGCCAATCAAGGTCGTTTGGTCAGGATAGTTAGGGAACCCGATAGTGCGGGAAACCTGGGCTTCACCCTGGGTGAACACGGCGATAGATTCGCCAGCGGGGACGGTGACAGTGGCTTCGCCGTTCACTGCAACAATGTTAGACATGATTTTCCTTTCTGAATTTTGAAAAGGCCGGGATGACCCGGCCTGTTATATCTTAGGTCTGCGAGAACATGATCACGCCGGACATCTCGGGCTGCTTGTTCACAACGCCGAAGAGGGTATCCAGACGATACTTGGTCTTCATGGTGTTGATGTCGTATTGCTTCTGCATGACCAGTTCGATACCTTGGTCAGTAGATGCACGCATCACAGCAGCGCCAGCATCAGAAGGAACAGCATAGCGGCCAGGCAAGATTTCCAGGCTATCACGCTGCCAGAACGGGTTCACAAAGTTGCTGACCGTGTTCAAGAACACGATAGAAGCATTGGAAGCCGTCGAGGTTGCAACGCAGTTTTGATACTGGACTTCAGCATCGGTGCCACCTTGAGCGGTAATCAGGGGTGGGCTGATGACCAGGGTGGTAGAGCTGGGCACAGAGATGACGCGGAATGTCTTCAACTGGCCGGTATCGCCCTTGGTGATGTGATGCACAGCATTGATGCCAGCAATGGTGAACGCATCGCCAGCGGCAACGTTGGTCGTGCTGGAAATGGTGATCGTCTGGAAACGGTTATCAACGTTCGAGGTTTCACCGGTAGCAGCGACCGAGGTGGCCTTTGGAACGTAGTAATTGCCGGCAGAGGCGCGGGTGTCAACGGTCAGACCTGCACCGCCAGCGGCCGCAGCCTTGCGGTTAGCATAGTCAAACTTATAGGTGCCGAAGCTTGCCATCTCGCCGACGAATGCCTTGCGCAGTGCGCGATCACTGATCTCGTTACCGAAAGAGCGGGAAGCCTTCGAAAGGTCGTTAGCCATGCCGTTGTAGTCGCGGGTGGACAGGGCAAGGAAACGGTCGTAAGAGGGAACGCCCTGCTCGTTCATGATGGCTTCGCACTGTGCGACATCATCAAAGCCGGAGGCAGCCGAGGTGCGCTTCACGAACAGGGTGCCTTGATTGGCAGCAACGTTCATGATTGCCACGTTGATGTCAGAGGCCAGCTTTTGCTTGGCTGCGTCACCGAGGCGACCCTCTTGCAGGCTGTCACGCAATTCGGTTGCGGTCATGACCCATGGTACAGACTTGCTAAAACCGATGGTGGCAGGCACAGACAATTGGGTGAAGTCGTCGAAATTGGACGACATATCTGTACCACTGTACGAGGTGGCAATGTAGGGCTGGGGACGCCAGATAACGTTATTGGTACGCTCCATCATCGTTTGATCGGTGCGGTACACAGCGACGTTTTTGCTCAAAACCAGAGCATCCTGAAAGCCTTCGAGGATGTCCTCAAACGCGACCCGTTCTTCTTTCGAAAATGAATTAGCCATGATATTCCCTTAAGTTTAGTTGCGCTTCTGCCGACGATACTCCATGACCTTTGTATAGTCACCAGTTCGTTCAGCTTCTGCGCGTAGCCTATTGAGTGTTGAATCAACCGACGCCGAAGATACTACACGCCCAGAATTCTGAACGATTTTCTCCGGTGCCGGAGCTGACTTGCGATTGCTTACTTTCAAATCTTTCTCCAGTCGTGCAACCGCGAAAGCAAATTCCACAGGATCACTGAGTTTTGCAAGTTCTGCGGCCTTCTTTGGGTTCTTGCCAAGAGCGTACACCAACAGAGCAGGATTATTCGCACCGCGAACAATGATGCCTTGCTGTGTCACATTAAAGAGTTCTTGAGCAGTGGCTTCCGCATCTTCATAATCCTTTACTTTGAGCTCTGCCTTGTTTCTTGAATAGGCTTCCAACCTATCCTTCCACACCTTATCTTGCTCGGCCTGTTGCTGCCGAACCTTCTCAGACTCAAGTTCGAATTTGCGTTTCTGCTCGTGCCATTCCTCAAGCTTTTGCTCGTACAAATCCGCGTCGTAATCAAAGTGTTCTAGTTTCGGCTTCGGCCCTGGTTCACCGATTTTTTGCTCAGGTTTTTGGAAACTTTCAAGCCTTGATTGCAGCTCACGGTTTTGACGTTGCAAATCTCTATGCGACTTCCTTAGCTCTCGCACCCATTCAGGTGCTTTCGTTTGCTCAACTTCCTGGGGTGGCGATTCCCCATCAATCGAAACAACAACCTCGTCCTCCGCCTCTTGATCGTCTTGAGCTTCAGATTCCTCAATAACTTCTGAGGTTTCCTCCGCAACATCTTCAACAATCTCAAGTTCTTCGGATTGGATGTCTTCCGTATCGTCTGCCTGTTTCATTTTTGATCCCAAACTCACCCAAAATAGGCTGGGTGGATGCCTTTACATAATTCTGATCCTATTGTAACGGATTGACAATAGGCATTCCTTGTGGTTCAGGAATAACGTTTTGCTGCGATACCTGAGCCGCGTTGATTGCAATATCTTGCTCTGCAATCCCAGCCTTGGCCATCGTTTCAGCCGTCTTAGCCCGCGACAATTCAGCGTCTGCAATCGTCTTGACGGTATCCGCCCGAGCCTTGGCAGCCTTCGCCGTTGCTTCTTCTGCTGCGGCCTGCAGGAAGATTGCATTCGGATCCTGACGACCTTGAGCCTCGGCCTGCATCTCTGCCGCTTCCTCGTCAGTTGGCTTGATAACGCCAGCGCGAACCATCTGTTTGCGGAAATATTCGCGGATGTCGCTGATTCCCTCGCCTTCCATGTTCATCAGCGCCATGGATTGCAGGATCTGTTTGGTCTGAGGATCGTCCGTAATCGCCAACATCCCAGTCAGCGCCTTGACCATCGCGGCCCGTTTGCTCTGGCTGCTCGGTCCAACATCAACGTCAACGTCGAAATTGGCCGAGGTCAAATCGTTTTCAAGCTCTACCTCTCCAGTCTCGCCGATAATTGGCCGCATCATTTCGATCTGTGACGTCTTGCCTTCAGGAGATACCATCTTCATCTTGCGGCCTTCCTCGACGTAGATTTCTTTGGCCATCGAGAGCCATATTTCACCGCTACGCCGCTGACCCTTGGCAAAGTTTGACATGTAGATATAAGCCTGCATGTCAAGACGCTGCTGGATCATCTCAACGGCCTCGCCACTGATGTTTGAGACGACCTTATCGGCACCAGCCTGATTGCCTAGGATCTCCTGCATATCCTGTTCGGTAATCTGCAGCAGTGCGGCCATGGCAGGAGGAACCTGGGGAGGCTTGGTATATGCCACCGGGCCGCCGATCTGTTGGGAGCCATCTGGACCCGTGATCGGATTTACCAGCAAATACGGATAGTCCTTGAGGTTATCCTCGGCCCACATCATTTGATGGCCTGCAACCTGCTCCGGGGTCATGATCGGCTTTTCAACGCTAGACAGTGCGCTGATCTCGCCGAGCTTTGAGAGCTGCATGTTCTTCAGCCGCTGGGCATCCTTGGCCAGCCTAACGTGACCCATGCATCGTTCGATGTTGTCCACGAACCAGCGCTTGCCATACACGGGAACGATTGGGATGCAATTGCCTGCAATGTAGCCAGCATCCTCAAGCACTCGGCCACCGCTCATGATGTACTTATGCACACGCTTGCGCTTGATCTTGCGCTGCCTGACCTCACGAGTGCCAATGGCTGCAAGTGTGTTCTCTAGCTCTGTATCGTTCTCAAAATCGGCTTCACGGTATTTTTCTTCAGTGCCATCAATAGATTGAAAGATCCGCAGGGTCTCGGATACTTCCTCAACCTCATAGTATTCGGCCACGTAAACAACATCCGGGGTACACCAGTCAAACTCAAACTGGTGAATGATCTTCGGCCAATCTGACGGATTGTCATCCCACATGTCTCTGTAGGATTCACGAGTCATCGAGGTGATGACGTAGCAGTGCTTTGCGTCGCCCTTGTCTTGCCGCTTTGCATTCAGGTCAAAGAACACAGAGCTATCAGCATCAAAGATAGGCTCGATTTTGATCCGCTGACGCTCGTTATCCTCATCCGACTCGTCTTCGTACACAGTGCGAAGGCGCCAAGCACCGAAGCCACCGGCAACAGCTTCTTCGAATGCATTGTCGTAGGCCTCCTCGGCCACAGAGTCTTTCTCATCTGCCCTGAACAGTCCGTCGCAGACATCGGCTAGGCTCTGCTCCTGGTCGTCCTTGCTGACGTAATCAACCGTAATTCGATTGTTCCGATACTCGTTGATGATGCGAATGACGGCCAGGTGAACCTTGTTTACCTCGAACTTAGGTTTGTTCTCGTAGATGTCCTGGAGCGGCCCCTCCCACTGAGCCCCAGCCAGCGAATAGAAACGCCGATCCTGCAGGCATTGCAGCCGCTCATCTCGCAGCGCCGATTGAATATCATTAAACTGCCTGAGAGCCCGCTGATGTAATTCAGCAAGCCGCTGTTCTTTTGACATGCGTGCCATAAATCGCCCCTTTTGGCAAGTTTACCATTTGTTCATGCTCGGGATGGGCACGAAATTAGTTGGTCTCTGAACAACCGCAGCCCGTCGCACCCCCTCGCAAGCGTACCGCAGCGCGTCGATAACGTGATTCTTTTTATCCTGAAGGATCGGCAGAACCTTCCCCGTCAGCGGATCTGTTTTAAAGCTGTAAAAAGTCAGCTCGTCGATTGTGTGAGTGCATCGAGGGTGAACAACAATGTCATAGGATTTAAGCCACTCGATACCCTCCTCGACAGACTTGGCTCCTTTGACTGCAGGCATGATCTTCGGGAAACCGTTTTTACGGAGATGGCTAATCGTCTCGGGCCTCGATGAGTCAGCAACCATCGGCCACCGCTCGGAGTCTGGTACTGTATGAAATAGGCTCGGTGTGTCGACGATCTCACAGCCTACTTGATACGCCTCATGGTCAATGTAGAGCGTGCGGCCAACGATATGACAGCGCACTAGAACGGTCGGATCGGTGGCAAATCCCCAGTCAGCGCCGAGTCGGTGAATCGCATCTGCGGAAGCCTCAAAGTCTTCAATCCGCCAATTCTTGAACACGCGAGAACTGCTGTTCTGAACGTATCCGCCTCGCCAAACGTGGGCATATTTGTCAGGATCGCGGCCTCTGTCGTATTCCATCTCGGCCCGCAAAACGTCCGGGAACCACGGGTTGTCCGAGTAGTTGACTTCAATGACCTTGGCGCTCGGTGGTGGATTCTCGCCACGTAGCAGGGAATCAACCGGGTCTGTAGATTGTGACGGGTTCCATGTGAACCAGAGTTCAGAGCCGGGCTTGCGGATTGTTGGGCGGAGTAGATCCAGGCTTCGCTGCGACAGGCTTTGTGCCTCCTCGACCCATGCGCAATCGTAGCCCTCCAGCGATTTGATAGAGTCAGCCGTGTGATTCTGCATCCCCTGGAAGATGATCGCCCCGTCGCCCTTCTTTGACTTGATGACGGCTTCCTGCACCTCGAAGTAGGCGCCAGCATTCATAGCTTCAATTTTGTTCTCTAGCAATCGTTTGACCGACTGAGCCAGAGATTTCTGAACCTCACGAACGCACACGCTTCGACGTTTCTGATCAAGCAGGTGAGACTCAATCAGCATCTCTGCGAAGAAATGCGACTTGCCCGAGCCTCGTCCTCCGTGTGCGCCTTTGTATCGAGCGGGATCAAGTAGCGGGACGGCCCAGGCTGGGGTCTGGAGTTGCAGCTTACTCATTCGGCTTCAGAATGACGCGCTCAATCGTTTTAATCTCCAGCGGCCCACCGTCTGCCCCAGTGTGCTCAGTGCGATCGGAGTAGACCCGCTTACGATTGCCCTTCAAGATCAGTGCAAGTAGCTGATCGCTGTACATACGCTGCTCGCCGACTTTAGCGCCCTGATACCAAACATCCTGCTCGTATCCCTGTACAGCGCGCCTGTAAGCCTCTGCCTCGGCTTTGTCAATGCCTTCCTCGATTGCATCGTCCCATTCCTCGGAGAATTCCGGGTCGGCCCGTTTATTCCGCCAAGCATTGACGCGGCTGATGCCGGCGGCCTTCGCTGCGTGAGAAATGATCGGGCTTTCCCGAAGATGCTCAAGAAAAATTTTCTTCCAGTCGTATTCTTTGCTGGCCATGATTTCCTGCCTCTGTAGTGGCGCAATCTTGATTGTATCAACGATCTGTGCTAGTCAATAGTTCTCACACTCTGTTGTGAAAAAAGTGTTGACACAGACGCTAGACATACGCTACATTTACATCACTGCGCGACATGACTGACAGACGGCGCAGCAACCAAACAGGAGATAGACAAATGAACGTCCTAATCAACGAAGTCACTAAACAAGATGGCTACATTTCCATGAGCTTTAGTTGCGAAAAAATGTCCGCCGATGTTTTGGTCGGTCCGCACGGCGTGCGAGTGCTGAACAAAAACGCATCGCACAGAGCGTGGGGCGGGATGGGTAGGCATTTCTCCAGCTTTGCAGAAGCAAGAGCTGGCTACAAATCAAGCGCAATGAAGTTAATGATTGAAGCTGCCGAAGAGTTGAGCGCCGCCTAAACCACTAGGGGCTCCGGCCCCATTAAAGGAAGCACACCATGACATACGAACAAGCCCTGGCCGAATACCACAAAACAGCCAAAATCCTGTACTCCTTTACCAAAGACTTTTTTTGGGCCTGCTCGCCCTCTTATCCGCACCGAGCAGCCTTGGAGGCCGCTAGAGAGGCCCACAGCGCCGCGTGGGATGCCCTTCGCGCAGCAAAGAGGGGGCAAGCATGAAACGCACCCCCCGTCAAATCCTCGCCGATCTGGCATTCGCAACCATCCTCGGCGCCACCTTCGGGGTGGTCTTCGGCCTCTACTTCTAAAACGGCCTCAGAGCCGTTTTTTTTGGTCGGTGCATGTCTAGGTAGCAGACTGCCCAAAAAAACGCTCCTATGGCCCTCTAAACGCGTCAGAACATGCCTCAAACCAGAACAGCACACCTCCTGTCCCTCCTGCGGGATGGCCACCCCTTCCGGATCGCCGTGATCCTCACATCTCACTTTTTCGACGTGCCAGCCCACGTCATTGAGAAGGATTTTTACAGATGATCCCATGCCCAAAATGCCAGAGCCCCAGCAAGGTGCTCGAGACCCGCCAGCTGCCCGAAGGCTCTACCCGCCGACGCCTCGCTTGCACCAGTTGCAATTTCATTTTCAATAAATGGGGTAATGCTGCATATATAGTCCCCGAAGTAGATCAAAAATTAGATAATGAAGGTATGCCGCGATATACCGAAAGCCTCCAGGTCCTCGAGGCCCTCGTCCGATCCGCTGGAGCGTGCGCCACGATTGATCAGGTTGCAGTAGTAAAAGCATGGCGTTTAATTGACCGTTATAACGCCATTATTAACGGTAAATAATAAGGTCTACCATCCTCCCCATCCAGCCCGCCGCGTGCGGGCTTTTCTTTTATTTCCACCACATCCGTCAAAACTGGAACCCGATCCGGGTCAATGTGGCCAGGAAGGCCATCCCACCAGCC